AAAATATATCTTTCTTCTATAATTATCTTAATCGAATGTATGTTCTATAATTCTGAAAAAGGGGAGTAAATTTATGGAGAATAAGAAATTACAAGAGGAAGAAATAAAAAAAGAAATAGTAAAAAAAATAGAAGCTATACACAATATAAAATATTTAAAATTAATAAAAATATTTGTATCTAGTTATAATAGTTATAAGTATTAAAAAGATAAGCAAATGCTTATCTTTTTTTATTTTAGCTTAAATACTTGAGCTTAAACTAGTTATTATTTTTTTTATAACCTTCCAATCTTCAGAATCCAATTTCAAAATAGTAAGAATTAAATCCTTTTTAAGTTGATCTCCATCTTGTACTAATTCAGAAACATATTTTATTAGTTCTTCATCAGGAGATAGAGATTTAAACATATCTCCTTTACCTTCTCTTAACCATTCTTCGCGGACATTAAAGATAGTACAAATAGTTTTGATATTTTGTTCAGTTACATTGGAACCTTCTCGTTCCAGGAAGCTGACAGAAGTCTGGGCAATTCCCAGCGCATCTGCAAACTGCTTTTGATTATACTGCAAATATTTTCTTAATTCTTTTATTCTTTTATTCATTTTTCAACCTCCAAAGTTTATTATATACAAATTATAGCAATGAATACTAAAAAAAACAAGAAAAATAACAAAAATACGTTGACTTATATTAATATTTACTATAATATATAAGTATATTAACAAGTATTGCTATAAAAGGAGGGCAGAAAATGAATGAAATAGAAAGAAAAAAGGCTTTAGCGAATGAAATTGCATCTATAATAAATAATTTAAATGACACAGATGTGAGAGGCATATGGATGGTTGCACAAGCATTGTACGCAAAACAAGAATTAGAAAAACAAAAAGAGAAAGAAAAAGAAAAACAATGAAAAATGGCGAGGTAAACTCGCCTAATTAAAAAAACTTAAAAGGGGAAATAGAAATGGCAACAGAAACAGAAAAATTTATAATAAGGAATATAGCTCAAGCTGATCTAATTAATTCTATTTTAGAAAGGATTGATTTAGATGAAATAATTCAAAAATTTAGAACAAATGATGAATTTAAAGCTAGAGATTATATGACAGTAAAAGAGTTTTCTAAGTATTTGAATTGTAGTGAAGCATATGTTAGAAGTTTAATTCAGTATGGAAAGAAAAATAATTCTTTTTATGTTGCGAAAGTAGGAAGAGAATATAGAATAGATAGGATTTCCTACGATAAATGGGTTGCAGCTGGAGGAGAATTTTAAGTTAAATTTAAGGGGGAAAAAATTATGAAACACCTAGAAGATTTGACAGTAAAAGAGTTAAGACAAGCAGCAAAAGAACTAAATATAAAAGGAAGAAGCAAAATGAATAAGGCAGAATTAATAGAAGCCTTAAAAACAAGACAACCAAAAAAAATAGAAGCTAATCAAAAGACTAATCAAGAAGCTAATCAAAAAGTAAAAAAAGCGCCAAAGACAGAAGGACAACTTATAAGAATATGGCATGATGTAGTAAGAACATTACCAGTAGGTACACCAGTGACAGTTAAAATGTTTTCAGATGAAAATCGTATAAAAACTTTTACTGGAAGAATTAAAGCAGGTAACAGAAAAAGAGATGATGGATTACCTGATGTTTTCATAAAAGTAGGAGCTAAAAAACCTTTCAATTTACAACTTTACGATAACATTCAAGTGTTTATGACAGAAAAAGATTACCAAAAAGCAAGATATAGACAATAATTTTTATACTTAAAAATAAATTCCGAGTGGTAAAAGGGGGATAGAAAAATGATAGTCTATTTTAAAGATTCGGAAACAATGGTTATAGAAACAGAAGATAACAAAGTAGAAGTAAAAATAAAAGATAAAACTGAAAATAAAAATTTAAAACTAGAGTTTCAAGAATAGGTATAAAAAGTTAAGTCGAATTGATAGCTGCACCAGATGGTGTATATTGACTCGATAATACTATTAACTTTAGAACAAAATATCATTAAAATAAGATTTATTATTTATTATTGGGGGAAGTAAAAATGTCATATGTACAAAAGACAATAATATCTGGGAAGGTAGTAGAGGTTATCAAAAAATATGATAGAAGACACTCCCCAGGTAAACATACTAAATTTAAGAAAAGTGATATTAGAGGACCAAAAGAAAATAAAACTACTGAACAACAAGAAAAAGTGAATTATAGACAAAAAGAATTAAAACTTACTAGACTATTAAATTGTAACTTTCAAGGTGGAGATTATCATATAGTTTTTTCTTATAAAGAAGATCTTAGACCAAATAGCATAGAAGAGTTAAAAGACGATAAAAAGAAGTTGCTAAGAAAAGTAAGAACTGAATATAAAAAACAAGGAAAAGAACTTAAATATATAGCAGTAGCAGAAGTAGGAAAAAGAAAAGCATTACATTTTCATTTTGTAGTTAATGCTATAGATACTTCTATATTCCAAAAGTGCTGGAATAAAGGATTTATCAAGATTAGCTTACTGGATAAAAGTGGACAATATAAAGATTTAGCAGCTTATTTATTAAAATATACTAAAACAAATAAAGAAGAAGCTAAACAACTTAATGGTGCTGCATGGAACAGTAGTAAAAATTTAGACAAGCCAGTTGTAAAAGTAAAAGTAATAACAAGAAATGAGTTTTTTAAAGAAGAAGTAACAAAATCAAAAGAATATGCAAATTATTATTTAGAAAAAGACAGTGTTTATTCAGGATTTAATGAATTTACGGGATACAAATTTTTTAGATACACACTAATTAGATTAAATTGATAGGGGGAATTTGATTTGAGTAAATATAGCAATACATACTACTTAAAAGAAAAAACAGAAGATACGGAACAAATGCAAATTATAAATTACTGTAATAGTATGAGTGCATATGTACCAGAATATGAAATGATTTATCATATACCGAATGAAGGTAAAAGAAAAAATGGGGCTAAGCTAAAAAGAATTGGTTTAAGAAAGGGTATTCCAGATTTATGTTTACCAGTTCCTAAAATTGGATTTCATGGTTTATACATAGAGTTAAAAAAAGATGCATCTAAAAAGGCAAGTAAAGAGCAAAAAGAATGGTTATTTAAATTAGAACAGCAAGGGTATGCAGTTTCAATTTGTTTTGGAGCTAATGAAGCTATTAATCTTATAACAGCATATATGAACTCTGATTATGAAACATTTATAGATAATTGCAGAAATGGAAAGGGGGAAAAACGAAATGAATAACAACGAAATAAATAACTTAGTAGCAAGTATAGATGTAAAAGGTACACAAGAATTTATGGGAAAAGAAATACCAGTAGTTGAAGGTGGATTTGGTGAAGGTAAAAGATGCTTAACAGATAAAGACGTTGCAAGAATACACAACATGGAAGTAAAACACGTAAGAGAATTAATTAAAAATAATATAAAAAGATTTAAAAGAAATATTGATTATATAGATTTATTAAGTAACCCAAAATTTAAAGTCGTTGTGAACGACTTAGCACTAAAAGGAAGTAATCGAACTAAAAATATTTTCTTATTAAGTGAGAGAGGCTACGCAAAACTAATAAAAATAATGGATACGGATTTAGCTTGGGAAATACACGACAAGTTGATAGATGAATACTTTGCAATGAGAAAAGTAATAAACTCAAGCGACCAACTAAAATCAAATTTGCTATTAGAAATTTATAACGGTGGACAAAATGGAGTATTAGCTAGTAAGAAATTAACTGAATTAGAAACAAGACCATTACAAGACACAATTGAAAAACAATCTAATACTATAAATGAATTGTTACCTGCTGCAAATTATACTAAAAAAGTTTTAGAGGATAACGATACATTGCTTACTATAACACAAATAGCAAAAGACTTTGGAATGAGTGGACAGGCTTTAAATGATTTATTACATGATTTAGGAGTTCAATACAAACAAAATGGCCAATGGCTTTTATATTCTAAATAACAAGGCAAGGGATATGCAAGAACTGTTCAATCAGAAATTAAAAATGCAAAACCACAAACAAAATGGACTCAAAAAGGTAAAAAATTTATAAATGATACTTTGAGAAAAAAAGGAATAAAAACTATTTGGGAACAAGAACAGGAAGTACTACAAGTTCAACAAACATTTGATTTAAATTAAATATAACTATGGAGGATTAATATTATGGATTACAAGATATATACACTTGCTGAAGATATAAAAATAGAAAAAACAAGTTCATTAATAGCGACAGTTGGAGATATAAGAGCAGAAAAAGAAGCTGATACACATTGGGTTAATATATTTATAAATGACAACTCAGATATAGGTTATTCATTTATAGATCAAGTTGAACTATTTGCAAAAGACGATATAAAAACTCAAGAAGAACTATTAGTTTTTACTATGAACTGGTATTTTGAAAATGTTCAAGTTGTAACAGAAAAACAAAATAAAATAAATATACAAAAAGCAATAGAGTATAGAGAAAATCTAGAATATGAAAAAGCAATAGAAGATTTATCAAAATATACAGAAGAGCAATTATTTGAAGAATTAGAGAAAAGAGGGTTATGTAAGACAAGAATTTTAGAAGACAAAGAAGCTAATGATTACTTAGTTTTAGAAGAAATTAAAGAATTATTTGATGCAAATTCACAGTCAAAAATAAAAAGTATAAAAAATAGAGAAAAAGAAAATGAAGTAGTTTTAGAAAAAATAAAAAACCTTATAAGCTTTTTTTATAAAAATCAAAGTGAAATAATTAATTAAGTACATAGTTTTAATCTTAATAAACCTTCTAATCTTGTAAATATCTAGATTAGAAGGTAGTAAAGGAGGATGAAAAATGGATACATTAGAAGCATTAATACATTTAAAAAGTATTTGTGACAAAGAAGAAGATTGTAGTAAGTGTGAAATAAAAAGACTACTACATGAATGTGTTTATCAGACTATTCCAGGAGAATGGAAACTAGTAGATAAAAAGGAGAGATAATAATGAAAATAATACTAAATCTGATAGGAATTTCAGTGATATTTAGTATAGGATTTATAGTTGGAGCATGGTGGAATTATGTACATACTATAAATAAACAAATAGAAAGAATAGACGAATACTTAAAAAAAGAAAATGAACGATTTGAATTAATAAAAGGTGGAAAGGGCGATAAAAATAACTGAAGAAAGAATTAAAAATGAATATAGATTTTAAGGGGGAATAGAAATGATTAAACATTATTGTGATAAATGCAAAAAAGAAATAGAAGAGAAAGATAAATACAAAATAACAATAAAAACATATAAAGGAGCACTAATAGATGATGATATAGAATTATGTGGAGATTGTGCCAACACTATAGATAAATTTACTTTTCCTATTCTAGATACAAGAAACTATGAATTTCAAGAAGAATTGGATAAATTAAGAGAAGAAACAGAAGAGTTAATAGAAGCTGCAAATAAATACAATCAAAATGAAGTTATATGTATAGATGAAGTAATAGAAGAAAGTTATGATGTTATACAAGTTGTTGTAAATATTTTATATAGATTAGGTTTATTAGAATTTATGTCAGAAGGTTTAGAAAAACATATAAAAAAACTTAAAGCAAGAGGATGGAATTTTAAGGGGGAATAAATATGGATTATAAAACTGACCCTTGCTATGAAAACTATTTAGCACTTGCGTATACTATTTTAAATGGGGAAAAAGATATTCCGAATTTTACAAGTTTACAAGATAAAGCAGAAGCTAAAAAAAGAATAAATGAAATAAAAGAAATAAGGGCATCAGGGGGAAAAACAGAGTTAGAAAAATTATTCCCTAAAGGTGAGATAAGAGAGCCTAAAAAGAATAAAGTATATGTTTTAGACTTAGATCTTAATAAAAAATATTCTTTTAAAAGCAAAAAAGAAGCTTTAAAAAAGTTAAGAATAGGGCAAAAAGAAATAACAAATATAAAAGAGCCCAAATTAACCAAAGATTATAAATATATTATATATGAAAAAAAAATAAAGCTAAAACAGATTAGACCAGGAGATTTTATCGCTATATTAGAAACAGGATATCCAAAAGGATTATACTGGATAGAAAATAATGGAGGTAAAGAATATATAAGCATAGATAGTAGAAAGGAAACGACAATAAAAAAACATGACTGTAAAGAAGCTGCGGTATTATATTTACTAGATTTAATTAAAGGGGGGAAAGACATTGAGACTATGGACTGAGGAAGAAGTAACATACCTAAGAGATCATTGGGGAGTTACAAGCATAAAAACAATATCAAGGGTTTTAAATAGAAGTGAAAGAGCAATCTCAATGAAAAAGTACGAGTTAAACTTAGGAGCATTTTTAGAGAATGGAGATTATATAACTTTTAATCAATTATTAAAGACAGTAGGGTACAATGTAGACATGAATACTAGAAATTCATGGCTTAGAAGAGGATTACCTTTAAGAAATAAAAAAGTTAATAATAATAGTTTTAAGGTTATAAAGATAGACAAGTTTTGGGAATGGGCAGAAGAAAATCAAACATTCTTAGACTTTTCAAAATTCACAAGATATTCATTAGGAAAAGAACCACAGTGGGTAGAAGCTAAAAGACAAAGGGACATAATCAATAATACATATAGGAAAAAAACATGGACCCAAGATGAAGATGAAAAGTTAATTTTTTTATTAAAACAATATAAGTACAATTGCACAGAAATAGCAGAAAGGATGCAACGAAGTGAATTTTCAATAAGAAGCAGATTAAAACAATTAAAAATAAAATATAGACCTATTACTCATGAGGAAATATCAAGATGGACAGAAGGAGATATAAAACTACTAAATAAGTTAGTAAAGGAAGGTTATGACTATAAAACAATACAACAAAAACTTCCTAATAAAACTGCTGGAGCTATACGAAATAAGCTTTATCGTATATATGGGACAGGAGATTTAGATAAAATAAAGGGTAAAAAAGAGAAAACACAAGAATTTAAAAGTAGCAATAAAAAATGGACAGAAGAGGAGAAGCAAATTGTAAAAAGTATGACATTAGAAGGTTTGAGTATAAGAGAAATAAAAAAATACTTACCAAACAGAAGTAAAGAAGCAATAAGGAAACAAATATATAGAATGAATACAGAAGGGGGAAAAAATAATGAATAGTGTAGTATTAGTCGGAAGATTAACAAAGGACCCAGAGCTAAGATATATGCCTGGAACTGGAACTGCAGTTGCGACATTTACAATTGCAATAGATAGAGATTATAAGAAAAAAGACGGTACAAAAGAAACAGATTTTATACCTATAGAAGTAATAGGAAAAGCAGCTGAGTTTTGTGCTAATTACATAACAAAAGGAAGATTAGTTGCAATTCAAGGAAGAATTAAAGTAGATAGATATCAAACTCAAGCAGGGGAAAATAGAAGTTTTACAAAAGTTAGCTCAGGAAGTGTACAAGCTTTAGACTATAAAAATACTAACCAACAAGAAGATATAAATCCAAGTTTTGAACCAACACCAGGATTAGATCCAAATGGATTTCAAGCTATAGATGATGATGACATACCCTTTTGATGCTTCTATATTTGAAAATAAGCTTAGAGGATTTAGAGATAGTAAAGGAAATATAACAAATATAGTAGGAAAGGTAGAAGATTTTGATAGTAAAGAATCATTCTTTAAATTCTTAGTAGAAAATAATATAACTATTAAGAAAGAACAAATAAGAGAAGCTTATATAAGATATTACAGTATATTACCGAAGAAAGCTAAAACAGCAGAGTATATATCCGAAAATGAAGGATATACATTTTGCAAACAAGGTAGGGGAGCAAGTAAAGTTTATACTGTAGAAGTTTAGAAAGGAAAGATATACCTTTAATTAAAAAGATATTTATAAATATAGGGGGAAAAGAAATGAATATAAATTTAAACAATAAAGAAATAAAAACTTTAATATCTTGTATGAAAGAAGCAACAAATAAATCTATAGAAATACTAGAAAGTAATAAAAATGCAGATTTAGAATTTGAAAATAATAAGTTAGAGCTTTTTGGGAAAATATTAGATGAATTAGGAATAACAAATAGTGAAAATGAATCTGAGGTAGAACTAGAAAAACTAAGAGAAGAATCAAAAGTATGTGAAAGATGTGGATTAACAAAAAAAGATAAAATAGATATTAGATATTACAGCTATGCAAAACAAACATTATGTGACTGTTGTGTAGATATATTTAATGGCAATTCATGGGGATATAATAAGTTAAAAGAATTATTTGGAGCTGAACAAGCTAAGAAAATGCTAACAGCAGGATTTAACGAAGTACCATTTGGATTTAAAATTTCTACAGCACTTCCACCGTTTTTAGGAGAAGAAAATAATTTAAAAAATATAATACAAATAGCTAATGAGCTAAATAGTAAATTATATGATAAATAATATAAAATTTGAAAATGAAATCAGTTAAGTATGAGCAATTAAGTTTTTTAAAGGAGGAAGATTAATGGAATGTAAAATTAAATGTAAAAACTTTGAAAAAGAAGATGATAAGGGAAATTGTAAAAATTTTATAGGCTATAGCATTATAGGAAGAGCTGATGGGAAAGAGTTTGTATTAAAAGAGAGTTGTAAAAATAGATGTAAATATATTGATAATAAACTTGAAAAATTAGAAGGACTAAAGAGGGGATGATACGATTTGCTATTAAGCAAAGTAAATGAAATTGTAAATAGAGCAAAGAAAATAATGGAAGCTAAGGGGCTAAGTCCTCTAGCTTCTGTAATAGAAGCAATAGAAGAAGTAGAAAAAGAATTGGAGGAAAAATAATGGAAGAAAAAATAAAACAAGCACTCAAAATAATCAAAGAAGAGTGTGCAAGATGTACATCTACACAATGTGAAAGCGAGTGTATAATATACAAATTATTAGGAGATTGTATAGCAGTTAACACAGTGCCAGATATGTGGGAAGTATAAAAGTACATTAATTGGGGGAAAGATTATGGCAGATAAGAAGAGTAAAAAACTAGATAAACAGTTTAAAAAAGCAGAAAGAAAGCTTTACGATTATACAGGACTAAAAGCTGATGTAGAATGTCTTGAATATGAACTAGAGATATCAAAACAAGAATATGAAGGATGTAAAGCTATTACATATTCTTCTGAAACTACAGGAATAACAAATAATATAACTGATACGGTATATGAAGAATTAATAAGAAGAGAAAAAGATATATTAGATAAAACAAAGAAAATAAATAAGAAAAAAATACAAATAAAAAGAGTAGAAGCTGCAATGAGTTTATTAGATGAAACAGAAAAAAAGATTGTAGAAGCTAGATATTTTAGCAATGATAGGAGAAAAAATAATTGGAATCACATAGCTAAAATGACTGGTTACTGCGATAGACAGTGTGTAAACATAAGAGATGGCTTGATAGAAAAAATAAAAAATAGATTATAATATAGAATGAAAAAGTTCGGAAGTATTTCAGAAAAATTTCAGAAAAATTTCAGAAACAATATGTTACTATTATATTGTAAAAAAATATATAAATTCCCTACATTAAATAGTAATATAGGTCTAGAGAAGCTGATGTACTTTAAATAGAGTGCATCAGCTTTTCACATTCAAGGAGTTGGAATGAAATGGGAAAAAAGTATATAGAGATATAAATGAGGTTATAGAAGCTACAATAGAAGTTCCGAAGAAGTATTGGGAACTGGAAGAGTTGATGCGAGATAAACCTAACTTTGATAAATCTCCAGGAGCAAGAAAGATATATCAGAGAAAAGAATATGTTATATATCAGGTAAAGCATGGATATATAGTACATAATACTAAGAAACACTTTGAAGAAGGACATACACATATACATAACTATAACAAAGCTAAAAGTATAATAGATTTAGCTGTAAGAAAGAAGATGCCCAATACACCAAGAAAGTGGGAGATAGAATATCTATTAAGAATAGCTAAAGATGAAAAATATAAAGAAGAATTAAGAAGCTTATTAGAACAATAATTTAAACAAGGATCTTATTAATATAAGGTCCTTTATTATTTAGGAGGAAAGATAAATGGACTAAATAGCCAAGTATATAATAAGAAACATATATGTAGATGTAGGAGTACTATATAGCAATGAAAAGTAAAGATTTAGAAAAATGGATAAATGAACTGATAGAGAAAGATGAACTTTGGAAGTTCTATAAATCAAAAGAATTCAGACATCTTAAAGAAGAAGTATTAAGAGAGCAGCATTATGAATGTCAAGAGTGTAAGAAGCTTGGTAAGATAACTAAAGCTGATACAGTCCATCATATTCAACATGTTAGAAAGTATCCAGAGCTAGCATTATCTAAGTACTATACATATGAAGGCAAGCAATATATAAACTTAATAGCAGTATGTAAATCATGCCATAATAAATTGCATCCAGAAAAAAGTGCAATAAAGAAACCGAAGTTAATTATAGTTACAGGATTACCTGGAGCAGGGAAAACAACGTACGTTAAGAAAAGATTAAGGAACGGTTTAGTCTATGACTTAGATTATATAGTAGATGCTATAACATATAGTAATCCTAGTTTAGAAGCAATAACAGTTGCAAATAGATTACTAATAAAATTTATAGAGGAAGCTATGAAGCTAAAGAATATAAACATATATGTTATTAGGTCAAGCCCAAATGAAAATGAAAGAGAACTATTTGATAGATATCAAGCTAAGTATGTAGAGATAGAAGAGGATATACAAGTATGTAAGAGTAGACGAACTATTAGTGATGAAGAATTTACAAGGATAGTATATAAACATAAGCAATATCTAGCAAGTAAAGAAAAAAACGAAGATAAATATAAAGAACGATGGTAAAATACCCCCCACTCCCCTATATGGGGTAAATTTTCTGGGGGACGTTTCAACGGAGGGGGGAGTAGACAAACGAAAAAAAACTCCCTAAATGAAAATTTAAATAAAAATAAGGAGGTGAGAATATGGTGAGGCCAAGAGAACCAATAAAATTGATTCAAGCAAAAGGTAAAAAACATCTTACAAAAGACGAAATTGAAAAAAGAACAAATGAAGAATTATATGTAAATTTAAAAAACATACAACCACCAACTTATTTAACAGCTGCAGAAAAAAAGATATTTGAACAAATATCAGAAAAACTTTTATCAGTAGGAATAATGACAGAATTAGATGAAGATTGTTTAGCACGATATATAATAGCAAGAAGATTATATATTGAATATACAAAGACATTAACAACAATGATAAAAAAACATAAAAAAGAGGAAGAACAAATTGACATTGATGATATAAATAAAATGCAAAATATGCAAGATAAAGTATTTAAGCAATGCCAAAGTAGCGCTAGAGACTTAGGATTAACGATAAGTAGTAGATGTAAGTTGATAGTACCTAAGTTAGAAGAAGATGATGACGATGAATTATAACAAATATATACAAGAATATTTAGATATTGTAGATAATGATATAATTCCTGTTTGTAAAGAACAAAAGTTATTATCAAAATTCATAAAAAAAATATTTGAGACAGAAAATCTAATTATAGATGATGAAAAAGTAGAAAAATATTTTTCATATCAAAAATATTTCCCCTTTGATTTATTCCCATGGGAAAAATTTTGCTTTGTATTACATAATTGCGTGTTTAAAGAAAATGGATTACCAAGATTTCCAGATTTGTTTATTTTAGTTGGCCGTGGCTCAGGTAAAAATGCATATTTAGGATATGAAGATTTTTGTTTGATTACTCCAACTAATGGAATAAAAAACTATGATATAGATATTTCTGCTAATAGTGAGGACCAAGCTAAAACAACTTTTATGGATATTTATAATATATTAGAAGATCCAAAACATACAAAAAAAATGAAAAAACATTTCTACTGGAATAAAGAAGAAATTATAAATCTTAAGACTAAAAGTAGAATTAAATTTAGAACTAATAATCCAAAAGGAAAAGACGGTTTAAGAAGTGGTAAGGTTGATTTTGATGAAATACATGCATACCAAAACTGGGAGAATATAAATGTATTTACAACAGGTTTAGGGAAAAAAGACCACCCACGAAGAACATATATAACAACTAATGGAGATGTAAGAGATGGACCATTAGATAATCTCTTAGAAAAAGCAATGTTAATCCTAAATGGAGAAATTGAAGATAATGGATTTTTACCTTTTATTTGTCGCTTAGATGATGAAGAAGAGGTACACGATTATAATAATTGGGCAAAAGCTAACCCAAGTTTACCTTATAGACCATCCCTAATGGAACAAATGAAAAAAGAATATGAGGACTATAAGATAAACCCTTATGTAAATAGTGCATTTATGACTAAAAGAATGAATATTCCAAAGGGAAGTAAAGATATAGAAGTTACTTCTTGGGAAAATATATTAGCAACAAATAAAGAAATACCAGATTTAGAAGGTGCAAGTTGTACTATAGGATTTGACTATACTAAAGTCAATGACTTTTTAACAGTAGGATTATTGTTCCTTAAAGGTGGAGTTTATTATTGGATTAGCCATAGTTGGTTTTGTATTAATTCAAGAGATAAAGATAGAATAAAAGCACCTTTAGAAGAATGGCAAGAGAAAGGATTATTGACTATAGTCAATGATATTGAAATTAATCCAGATATTCCTTGTGAATGGGTACAAGAACAGTTGATAAAATATAATTGTATAAAAACTGGAATAGATAATTTTAGATTAGCATTACTATCTAAATCATTAAAAAAAATTGGAATAGATACATCTGATAAAGAACAGGTAAAAATAATTAGACCAAGTGATATTATGAAGATTGTACCAGTGATAGATAGTTTATTTAATAACCATCAAATTATATGGGGAGATAATCCTCTAATGAGGTGGTTTACAAATAATACAAAGTTAACTAGTAAAACTTTAGGAAACTATGTATATGACAAGATAGAACCTAAAAGTAGAAAAACAGATGGATTTATGGCTTTTGTACATGCAATGATTGCTGCACAAGATACATTAGAAGATGAGGATAATTCAGAATTATTCTTTATGCCACCATTAGTATTTTAAAAGGAGGTGAGAAAATTGTGAGTATAAAAACATGGTTTATGGACTTCTTGGGGAATGCTAAAAATAATAAAGGTGAAATAATAGAAAGTGTAATAGAAGAAAAAATACAGGAAGTATATTATAAAGAATTAGCAATACAAACTGCAATAACCTTAATAGCAAATGCAATAGCAAAATGTGAAATTAAAGTATATGAAAATAATCAAGAAGTTAAAAATAAAGATTATTACGCTTTTAATATATCACCAAATGCTAATGAAAATAGTAGCCAACTATGGCATAAAGCTATAGAAAAAATGATATATGATGTCAATGGAAGTATAATTGTTGAAATAGACAATAAATTATATTGCGCTGATAGCTATGTTCCAGAAGAATATCCAATTTTGGGGAATTTATACAAAGGTGTTGTAATAGGAAATTTGCAATTGAAAAAAACTTTTAAAAGTAATGAAGTATTAAGATTGCAACTTAATAATACTCATATAAAAAAATTAATTGATGGATTATATGAACAATACGGAGAACTACTTTCTTATGCAGCTAAAAGTTATAAAAAATCAAATGGAAGTAAATTTAAGTTAATTTTAGAAAATTTAAAAGCTGGAGATCCTAGTTTTCAAAAACTTTATGAAGAAGTAATCTCAAAACAATTAAAGACTTTTATGGAAAATGAGAATGCTGTATATCTTCAATTTAAAGGATACGACCTCCAAGATGTATCACCTAAAACAAATAAAGATAGTTCAGACTTTAGAAATCTTAGAAAAGAAATGTTTGAAATAGTAGCTCAAGCCTTTCAGATACCTGTATCACTTATGTTGGGTAATATTACAAATATGAATGAAATAGTAAAAGTATTTCTTACATTTTGTATAGATCCAATAGCAGATATGATATCGGAAGAACTAACACGAAAAACTTCAGGAGATTATTATGGCTGGGCAAAAGGTAATTATGTAAAAGTAGATACATCAACTATTAATCACATAGATATATTAGATGTTGCTGAAAAGGCAGACAAGCTTATTGCATCTGGAACATGTTGCATAGACGAAGTTAGAGGAATTATAGGATTTGATAAGCTTAATACTGAATTTAGTCAACAACATTTTATTACTAAAAACTATGACACAGTAGAAAACAGATTAATAGGTGATGTTAAAAATAATAATGGAGGGGGTGAAGAAAGATGAAACATCCAAAACTTAAATATAGATTTAATCAATTAGCAGGAACAAACAAACATCAATTATACATATATGATGAAGTAACAGAATATGGCACTTTTAACTGGAATACTTGGGAGTATGAAGAAAGTGAAACATCTGCAAATTATTTCAGAGAACAATTAGATAAAATACCTGATACAGATGAAATAGAATTATTTGTTAACTCTTATGGTGGTAGCGTCAAAGAAGGAATAGCAATTTACAATATGCTAAAAAGAAAAAAATGCAAAAAGTGTTGCTTTGTAGATGGTTTTGCTTATTCAGTTGCAAGTATAATTTGTTTAGCATGTGACAAAATTATAATGGGACTTGGAACATCTATGATGATACATGATATGTGGGTAAGATGTGAAGGAAATGCGAAAGAACTTAGAAAACAAGCTGATGATTTAGATACATTAATGGAATCTAATAGAAAAATATATTTGGAAAGAGCTAAAAATCTAACAGAAGAGCAACTAATAGAAATGATGGAGAAAGAAACAATTTTAACTCCTGAACAATGCTTAGAGTATGGATTTTGTGATGAAATCTCAAATGAAAAACAAGCAGATGAAAAGCAATTACTAGAAGCTGAAAAGAATAACTTGTTACAGATGAAAAATGATTTATTTATGCAAAAATCATTAAGACAAGAGATGCTAGATTTTGTTATGTTAGCAAACCAACATCCACAAACAAGTGAACCACAATCAATGCAAGAACTGGAAGAACATACTAAGTGTTCTTTTTTTAATACTTATAAAGAAAAATTAAATAGAAAAGGAGGCCAACAATAATGGCAATATTAAACAAAGATATAAAATTCAAAGAAGAAATAACTAAATTCTTAGAAGCTGAAGATAAAGATCAAGCAGTAACGATACTTAATGATGCATTAGAAGCAAAAATGCAAAAAATAAAAGAAGATGCTTTAGAATATCAACAAACTCAAGATAAATCCATATTAGCGGATAGAGGTTATAGACAACTTACTACTGCTGAAGAAAAATGGTATAAAGGGTTTATAGAAGCATCTAGAAGTCCAAGACCAGAACAATCATTTGCAAACTTTATAAAATCTCCTGAAGGAATAATGCCAGAAACTGTTATAACAGATGTATACAAAGACTTATTAGAAGAACATCCATTATTAACAAAAATAAATTTTGTAAATGCTAAATATATGACAAAATGGATATTAAATGATCACACTATAGATACAGCTGTATGGGGCAAATTAAATACTGCAATAACTAAAGAATTAACTTCTGCATTTAAAGAAGTAGATATAACTCAAAATAAATTATCGGCATTTGCATCTGTGCCTAATGATATGTTAGATTTAGGGCCAACATTTATAGATGCATATGTTAGAACTATAATGAAAGATGCTATAGCATGTGGACTTGAAAAGGCCATTGTTTCAGGAAATGGGTTAGACTGTCCTGTAGGTTTAGATAGAGATATACATAAAGGAGTATCATACTCTACTAGTACTGGATATCCTCAAAAATCTGCTATAAAAATAACAGATTTTTCACCTAAAACTTATGGTAATTTAATTTCAAAAATGGCTAAAACAGAAGAATATACAGATGATAATAGTAAAAAACATGGTGGAAGAACTAGAAAATTCGGTTCTGTTTTAATGATAGTAAACCAAGTGGATTACTTAACTAAAATAATGCCTGCTACAACTCTATTAAATACAAATGGAGCATATGTAAAAGATGTATTCCCATTCCCTACAGAAGTAGTAATATCAAATGAAGTAGAAACAGGTAAAGCTATAGTATGCTTACCTAATGAGTATTTTATGGCTATGGGTGGAGCAAAAGAAGGAGTTATAGAATACTCTAAAGATTTCCAATTCTTAGATGATGCAACTACTTACAAAATAAAAACTTACGGTAACGGAAAATGTACAGATAATACTTGCTCTTTATTACTTGATATATCTGGATTAGAAGAAGCAGTAATATACACAAAAGTAAAAGGCACTGTAGCAACTAAGGAACAAGCATAATAATAAAAGAAAGACTAGTCTATGACTGGTCTTTTCTTTTTTTTAGAAAGGAGAAGTCATGGATAAATTATTACAAGAAGTAAAAGATCATCTAAATATAACATGGGATGAAGAAGAAACAAATAGAAAAATAGAACGAATAATTAAAGATGCAATAGCAACACTTAATTGGAAGTTAGGAGCAGAAATAGATTATTCAGAAGAAGAAGGGCAAGAGCATAATCTACTATTAGACTATTGTCTATATGCTTATAATCAATGCACAAATGAATTTGATAATAATTATTTCAATGAAATAATGCAAATTAGACAAAAATATGAGGTAATTCAGTATGAACGAAGTAAGTAGATATAATGATGGCTTTATAAGAGTTTATGAGGAGATACCTAGAAAAGTTAATTTTGGAGCTAAGGAAAATACTAACTCTAAAGAAAATCTTAAATTTATTGTTAAACTTGCATATGAAGAATGTAGCAAAAGACAGCAGGACCTAGAATTTGCAGAGGCAAGTTCTAGGACTTTAAATTTAAAAGTTAAGACTAGGTTTTATAGTGGATTAAAAAATAATTATAAAGTAGTGATAGAAAATACATTGTATGACATTGTTTATATAGATGAAGATAGAAAAAATAGAGAACTATATTTTTATTTAGAAGAGGTGATGACTATTGAGTAAATTAGTTGGAACACTTGGAAAAATAGAAGAAGCATTAGCAAGTTTTAAGCTACCAGTATGGTATGGAAAGACTTTTTGTAAATCAGATGATAAATGGAATTATTTCGTTTTTAATAAAAAACAATTTAATAGAAGTGGGAAAAGTAAAATAGATTTTAATTATGACTATCAAGTACATATTATAATGGAAAATTATATAGAGGAAGGATTTGAACAAAAGGTCATAAAAAAAATAAAAGAAAATACAAATTTAAAACTTATAGATCAACCAATGCAGTTTAATTACGTTAAAAAAAATAACACAAATTTAGTAGTAGAAATATTAACACTAGAATTCACAAAAACTTTTAAAGGATGTGATATAAATGGCTAGTGTTGAGTTTAGTATTAAGGATGAAGATATAAATAAAATAAATGAAGCAATAACAAATTTTGAAGGCAATGCTGAAAGAGTTATAAATGATTATTTAGGGACACAAGCAAAAGAAAAGTTTATACAATCTATAACTAACTTAATTCCGGTATCACGTGTAAATAAAAGAAGACATGCCAAAAATAGCAACCCACTTGATGGAAAAATTAGAAACAACTTAACATTATGGATTCATACAAAACCAAAGTTTAACTATTTATATTTTCCACAAAATGCAGAAGGAACTTCAAAGGGAAAAATACCAAATGATTTTATGGAAAGAGGTATAGACGCAGAATATGACAATGTTGTAAATGGAATATTAGAAAAATTACAAAATGGATTGGAGGGAATGTAATGACTAAATTAATAACCGTATTTTCTGAGTATGAGATAAAAAATAGTGCAATTAAAATTAATAATGGCACAGATACAGGATTTAAAAAAGTTGGATGCGTGGGGAAAATAGAAGAAACTCTTGATTGTATAACAGTTACGAAAAAGTGTGAAGGAGTAGTAAAAAAAACAGTTACAAGAGGAGCTGGAACAGGAGAATCTAAGATAAGCTTACATATGAACTATAATTTATACACACAAATATTTGGAATGGATGATAAAAATTTATTAGATGGAGTATATGGTTATGGTACTAATAGCAGACATAGAGAGTTTACATATGTAGGTGAAGTTATGGATGAAGATGGAAATATAAAATATAAAGCTTATCCTAAATGTGCAGTTAAAACTGGACCATCTAACACAATAGAAAATGGTGGAGAAGAAGTACAAGAAATAGAAGTTACTTTCTCACTTTATCCAGATGATTATGGATATTGTGAATATGAAGCACCTGCAATAGAATTAGATGATACAACAAAAGGAAAATGGATGACAGAATTTACTCCTGAGTTATTAAGAAAGACAACATCACAATCACAATCAGAGGGTACAGTATAGGAGGATAAAATGAATATAGTATTAGAAAATGGAGAAAAAATAAACCTAACACTAAATTTCGGAAGATTATTACAATTAAAAAAAGAAAATAAGCCTATATATGAAAAGTACAATAAAGTTTTAGCAAACGGGGCAAAAGATGTAATTGAAGATACAATTATAGTTATATATACTGCATATTTATGTGGTATCTTAGAAAAAGACAAAGTATTAAAAGACAATATATTAAGTTTTGAGCAATTTGCAGAAGCACTTCCTCCAAATTTTGTAGAAATAAATAATATATGTCAAGAATTAATAACACCAAAAAAAAAGATGGATTTAGAAAGCCGTTCATAAAGAATACTGGAAAAATAAAAGGATCAAAAATTAAAATACCTAAATTTGTTTTAGAGGACGTAGAAGATTATTATGCTTACTACGTCCTTTGTTTAGGTATATCTGAAGATTTATTTTGGAATGCCGATTATTCATTTTTATTGTCGGTAGTCGAAAATAAATGTGCTTATGAAAATTATATTAATTATATAAAAATAATAGATTTAGAAAGGAGGTAGAATATGGCTAGACAAAATCAAGCAAAAATAGAATTTAAAGCTGTAACATCAGAATTCACTAATGGAATAAGAGGAGTAAATAGTTCATTAAAAACAATGCAAAATGAACTAAAATTAAATTCAGCACAATTAAAAGGCAATGGAGAAGATGCAAGTTTACTAACACAAAGACAACAAATATTACAGAGACAATATGATGCAACTACACAAAAGATAGAATTAACACAAAGGTCATTAGAGGAAGCAAAAAGATTGCTCGGAGAAAACTCAACAGAATATAGAAATTTAGAGAATTCTTTATTAAGAGCTAGAACAGCTCAACAGAATATTCAAAATGAGTTAAATCAGACATCAAGAAGATTAGAAGATCTAGAAAATTCAGCTAATGATGCTGAACAGGATGTTGAAAGTTTATCTCGTGAATTAAATGATTTAGGAGATTCAGCGAGCAATTCAGAAGGTGGATTTACAACATTAAAAGGAGCAATATCTACATTTGCTGGAAATGTACTAACTAGTGCAGTATCAAAGATTGGGGAATTATCATCGAAACTTTTAGAACTAAATGAAGAAACAAAAGAATTTAGAATGAATATAGCTAAGTTAGATGGTTCTACATCTCAATATGGTTATTCTACTGAATTTACTAATAAGAAAATGAAAGAACTTTATGGATACTTTCAAGATGACCAAGTTGCAGTAAATACAATAAGTAACTTACAAGGTATGGGACTTACAGAAAAGGAGTTAAATAATACTTTAAGTGCTAGTATAGCTGTATGGACTGCATATGGAGATTCTATACCAATTGAAGGATTAACAGAAAGTGTAAATGAAACAGCACAAGTTGGAAAAGTCACTGGGAGTTTAGCGGATGCATTAAACTGGGCAGGTATTTCAGAAGATGACTTTAATAAAAGATTAGAAAAGTGCAATTCAACTAAAGAAAGAGCACAATTAATTACAGATACACTAAATGGTGCATATGGGAAAAGTAAAGAAACATATGATAAAAATACAGAGTCTCTAAGAAAAAATAATGAAGCTAATTATGAGTTAATAGATGCACAAGCTAGATTAGGTGAAGCAATAGAACCAGTAGATACAGCAATTACAAATTTAAAAGCAAGTGCTTTAGAAGCTATTGAGCCAGTTATAAAACAAGTTGCAAATGGAATAAATGGACTAATAAAGGCTTTTAATGGATTACCACAAGAAGCTAAAACAACAATAGTAGCTGTTACTGCCATTGCAACTGGGATAGTAGTATTAATTGGAGTTGCAGGAGCTATATCTTCAGCATGGGGTGTTATAACAGGTATATTTAGTGCAGGAATAAATGTATTTGCAGGAGCAATAGCTGCAATATCACCGCCTATATTAATAGCAGTAGGGGTAATAGGTGCATTAATAGCAATAGGGATAGCATTATACAAAAATTGGGATACTATAAAAGTAAAAGCCACGGAAATATGGAATAATATATCAAATACAGTTTCTAATGCATGGAATGGAATAAAAACAAAAGCTACGGAAATATGGACAGGTATAAAAAATGTAATTGTAAATATTTGGGAAGGTATAAAAACCGTTTTCAGCACGGTGTTAGAAGTAGTAAAAGTATGTATTACAACATACTTTAATTTTTATAAAACAATTATAAATACGGCTTTAAATGTTATAAAAACAGTTGTAACAAGTATTTGGAATGGAATAAAGACGGTATTTACAACAGTATTAAATGTTATAAAAACAGTAATTACAACATACTTTAATTTTTATAAAACAATTATAAATACGGCTTTAAATGTTATAAAAACAGTTGTAACAAGTATTTGGAACGGAATAAAGACAGTATTTACAACAGTATTAAATGGTATAAAAACAATAATTACTATGCAATTTAATGCTTATAAGACTGCTATATCAAATATTATAAATGCAACAAAGGGAGTTATAACAAAAGTATGGAATGGCATAAAGAGTGTTATAAGTACTGTATGTAGTGGCATTACTAATATTGTTTCCAATAAATTTAATAGCATAAAAAATACTATAAGTAATATTATGAATGGAGCAAAAAATATAGTATCTAATGCATTAAATAAGATAAAAGGATTTTTTAGCAATTGTCATTTGAGTTTGCCTAAAATTAAAGTTCCGTCTTTTAGCATAACAGGAAAGCTAAGCATAAACCCACCAAGTGTACCTCATATAGGTGTTACTTGGAAATATTTAGCTAAAGGTGGTATATTAACAAATCCAACATTATTTGGAATGAGTGGCAATACTGGATTAATTGGTGGAGAAAAAGGGCATGAAGCAGTTCTTCCGTTAGATAATTTTTACAGTTATTTAGATAGTAAATTAAAAGAAATAAATAATACAAAGGAAATAAATTATGACAAAATGACAGATAGTTTTATATCAGCTTTAGAAAAATTAAATTTACAAGTCAATATGGATGCTAAAAAAGTAGGACAATTAACTTCAAAACATGTAGAAGAAGATATAAATGCCCGAAAAAATCAACTAAATAGATTGAGAGGAATATAAAATGTATTTTGATAAGTATAAAGATGTAACTTATAATGGTATTTTTTTATCTGAAGTATGTGAGATACAAGATATAAAAATACCTTTTTTATCTTCTAGAGAAATTGAAAAATTAGATATAGCAAGTATTGACGGAGAAAGATATAACGGATTTAAAACTAATAGTTATAAAATAGAAATAGAAATATTGATAGATTGTGATACAGAATTTGAATACAATCAAAAAATAAATGAATTAAGAAGTATTTTTGATGTAGAAGGGCTTAAAGAATTTTCATTAGGAAATGGAAAATTTATATTAGCAATGATAGAAGATCAAATTGATGCACCTGAAAAACTTGGATTATATTCATGTGAATTAGTTATAAATTTATATTGTCCTGTTCCTTATTTTTTTTCAAAAGAAAGTAAAATGTTTCAAAGTGAAAATGGAATTATAAACATAACGAATAATGGTAATAGACCAGTACCACCATTTATAAGTATTGGATTTAGTAAAGATACATATTTTTGTCAATTAGAATTAGAATCAACTGGTGAAAAAATATTAATTGGGAAATACCCTATATTAGGTATACCTGTAAAAGCTGCTACTACAGAAATACTATACGAGGATTGTAAAACAATGACTAATTGGGTACAAAGTAGTGCAACTATAAATCCAGATAGAAGTATAGATGGAACTATGGCTATTACAGATGAAGGAGAAGGGATAAGATTATCAACACTAGGGAATACAACAACAAAATGGAGAGGGGCTTTATATAGAATAAACTTAGAAGAAACATTACAAGAATTTAAAGTAGAAGCATTTTTTACACATAAAAGTACAGGGATAAATGGAGATCCTACAGTAAAAAATACTGATACGCAGACTATTATCTCTGGAAATAAAACAACTTATTATAAAGTTACTGTATCAAGTTTAAATGTTAGGAGTGGACCAAGTACTAAATATAAAAAGTTAGGAGCACTTCAAAAAGGATATAAAATATATAATGGAATAAAATCTAACGGATGGGTAAGTTTTACATACAATGGGAAAACAGGATATTGCAGTGCTAATTATCTTACTTTAGTAGTAGAAGATTCAACAGTAACAACTACTACTAAAAATATGGTAACTAAAATGAATACACCTTTAAGAAGTGGACCTTCTATGACATCACAAATAATTAAGACAGTAGGCACCGGAAAAGTTTTAAGAGTGATTACAAGCAAAGAATATACTGATGTAGATAGTCAAGGTATAACTAGATATTACTATAAGTTAGACAAAGAATTTGATGGAATAATGGGTTATGTATGTAAAGCTAATTTAGTTGAAGCAGGAAACGTTACATTTTCATATGATGAAAAAGAAACAGAAGTTACAGCTGATGACAAAACAGGAACTATAGAATTATATTTATTTTCAACAAATGGAGTAAAAATAGGTAAATTAGAATTATCAGACCAAAGTGAATACTTTGAGTATACATCACCTAAAGTATATGTGGGTGAAAAATGTATACTTGAAGATGATAAAACATTACCAGAACCTAAAAAGGAATATAAAGTAACAGAAAATGATGGTAAAACATCTATTTCTATAAGTAATTACCTATCTGGAGCATGGGGCGATTGGAATGATTTCTTCGGGAAATTATCTATAAAAAGAGAAAAAATAAATAATGAATTTGTTTGGAGTGCTGAGGTAATAAAGATAAATGACGGAAATATTATAAAAACAAAATCAGTTAACAGTATAAAATCAAATTCTTTTCCAGATGAAGGTTTAGGATATATATGCCTATATATAGGTACAATGGCAGATTCTATGGAAAAATGTAGCGATATGTCTATGAAATGGCTTAAAGTAGATAGTATTAATCCTATATCAGATGAAGATGAAAATGATATAACTTATTTTAAAGAAGGTGACATACTAGATGTTGACTTAGAAAATCATTGCGCTTATTTAAATCATCAAAGTTGCGATAATTTAGTTGATATTGGTAGTCGATTTTTTATGTGTAAAAATGGTGAAGAAAAAATAAAAGTAATAAGCAATGATAAAGATACAGTAGCAAGTGCAGTTATAAGAGAAAAATGGATAGGAGGTATATAAATGATTACGGAATTATATATTCTCGATAGAAATAAAAAAATTGTATGCATACTATCTAATCAAACAGGAGAAAAAGTATTTTATGACTATACATATACTTCATATTTAGAAACAGGAGCAGAAATATTTAATTTTTCAGTTATATTAAATAATGATATTGAAAAGTATATTAAAAATATGAACTATGTACTTTTCAAAAGAAAAGATAAAATAAAGATGTTTCAAATAAAAGAATATAGCGATGATGAAATTATAAATTCTACAGTAAGAACAGTAAAATCGGAGTTTATAGGATTAGAATTATATGAGGATTCGGTTAGAGAAAGCATAATAGAAGGTAATATAAGAAAAGTATTAGAGACCATATTACAAGATACATCTTATGAAATAGGATATATAAGTCCTAAATTAGATGACGTTATAGGAACTATAGAGATAGAAAAACCTACTCCAATTTATAGTGCTATACAACAATGTATACCTATATTTAAAAACATAGAAATAGAATTTGATTTTGAATTAATTAATAGCATAAATGGAAAATATAGAAAGATAATAAATATATATGCAGATGGAGAACGTGGAAGAAAAACTTATAAAAGATTTGATTATGATTTTAATACATATGGAAGTAGTAGAGATGGAGATGCTATAGAATTTTGTTCAGGATTAATTCCTGTAGGCTCAAATGGAATTGGAATAAAAGAAATTGAATGGTATAAAGCAAATGGATTTCCTTTAGATAAACCTTTAGGACAAGATTTTATAGTTGATCCAGAAGCACATGATATGTTTAGTAATGAAGGAAAATATATTTTAAAACCTTATGAAACTAATGATAGTAATCCCTCTGAATTAATTTGGAATGCTTATTATAAATTACAAGAATTAAAGAAAGAAAAATATACATATGATATACCTATATATCTTACTGAAGAAGAATATGACGATATTGAAATAGGCGATACAGTATATATTGTAAATGATAAATTTTATCCTTCTATTCAATTAGAAGCTAGAATAACAGAATTACAATTATCTGACAACAGAGAAAATAATAAAGCTATATTTGCAAATTATAAGGAAGTAAGAAGTAATATAAAAAATTTAGATAGAGACAGTATTATAAACGAAGCTATAAAGAAAATAAATGATATAGGTATAGGCAAATTAACTATAGCAGATATTCTTACTTTAAAAGAATATTTAACTAAATTAGGAATAGAAGAAAAAGAAATTGATGAAATATACAATAAATTAATAAATGAAATTAATCCTGCAATACCACAATTACCAGAAATAGCAGAAGATAGTGAAGACTATACTAAAATATATATAAATAGTACGGATGGAGGGCTTTGGATTGGTGATGAACGTATAGCGGATATTAGAAAATATAAATGTGCAACAATTACTAGTGAAGAAGGAGATGCATCTACAGATGATGATCCTAATGGAACAATACCTCCAAGTTCGCAAATAAATCAGGAATATTATGAAGCTGTACAACATTATAAAACTTTTAATTTAGGAACAAAGCAAAATACTACAACTGTAAGTAATATATTAAGTAGTAATAATAAATACAAATTAAATATAATTGTTCCTTATTGGGCAGAAAAATTTGGATTAGATAAAAACTTAGTAGTAGCTGTAATAATAGCAGAGAGTGGTGGAAATCCAAGTGCACATGGGAAAAGCTCTGGAAGTGGATATGGAGCTATGATGTGTGAACGTAGTGTATTTTTTGGTATAAAGCAAACGATAAAATTTCTAGATGGGACAACAAAAAGTTTTACTCCATCTTATTCAACTATGCAACCATATGCAGCAGGAAATATTATTTTAAATGGAGTTAGTGTAGATAAGAATATAAGCAATCAAATAATGTTTGGCTGTAATGAAATGAGAATAAATATAGAACAGTTTAGAGGAAATATATTTGCAACTTTGGTAGGATATAACTTTGGACCAGGAGGAGTATATTGGTGTATATGTAAATATGTAGCTGAAAAATATAATTATACATTTGTTAATAAAAGAAGTTTATCAGCACAAAGTAATCAAGTTAAAGCAAAATATTATGAAGAACTAGAAAGTGGAAGATGTAATTGGGGAAGTTATAGACAACAATATAAAAATACATGGGGAGCAGGTACACCCACAAACATAGAATTATATTTACAATGGTATAAATCAGAAAATGGACAATTACCATATTATATTGATTCAAGTGGAAACAAAATGGGATATGGAGTAGGCAAGATAAAAACAGAAGTTAAAAATAATATAGTAACAACAACTAATATAACAAGCAATGTATCTACTGTATCACAAAAAAAAAGTGGTAGTGAGATAAGAGAAATAATTGTAGATACAGCAAAAGCTATATGTAAGCAACATACTGACAAGTTAGCAACATACGACCAAACATATAGAACAGTAAATTTTAGAAAACCTAGAAAACATCCTGGAACATTCTATGGACTAAGCAATCCTATTTGTTATGACTGTTCATCGCTTGTTTCATGTGCATATTTAGAAGCAGGATTAGAAAGTGCTTATTCGGCTAGTTGCTATTATGGAACATTAGTAGCTAATACAACTAAAAAAGATGGATATGTAATGTTTAAAATAACAAAAGAAACAATTGAAAATATGTTACCAGGGGACATAATAATGATGTGTAATAAACAATGTCCAACTACTTTTACAAGAGCTGAAGCTATAAAAGTAGGCTTTACACATCATACACTTATTTATTGCGGGAAAGAAAATGGAACGCATATGGTTGCCCATGCTAGACAGTGGGCTTACTGGCCTAATGCAATTCGTTATATGGCAGTTTATTCAGATATTTATAAGTATGGATTTTGTTTACGTCCATATGATTTAGTAGAAGCTGATAAAATAACAAATAATAATAATAGTGGTGGAAGTGCAGGTTCTGAAGGATTAGATACTGGAAGTAAAAGTGATATTGGAGATTCTATAGTAGAAGAGATGAATGAAGTTACTTTAAAAGGAGTTGTAGGAGCTATACCTAGTGACTATTATAATGATGAAACTTTAATAAAAGTTGTTGAAAAAAATAATAGTTACGATTATTTAGATTATCCTTCTACTGTACCATATATTTATACTCATTTTGGAATAAATGATCTTACTAATAAAGGAGTACAAGAATATAAAGATTTAATATTAGCTTTAAAATCTTCATATATAAATACTCCTATTTTTATTGCAAGTGAACTTAAAGTAAATAGTAGTTATACAGAATATCAAACTGTAAATGATAATATAGATTTATTTAATGCACAAATGCAAAATTTTGCTAATACAGAAGAAAATATTATTTATTTAGATATAAATGAAGGTCTTACTTCTAATGGTATGGTAGATAGTAATTATTCAAGTGGAGGATATAGATTTGACAGTAAAGAAAATTCTCAACGATATTACAATATAGTAAAAAAACATATACTTAAAAAAGCAATAGGTGGCATATATAATCCAAATACTCCAGAAACTAAGCCGCAAGATAATCCAGAGGATGAAGATAAACAATATGAGAATGTAATTAACAATGTAAGTATAGTAATGTATCACAATAATACTTATAAGTATGATGTGGTTAAAAATATTACATTTTTATTACCAAGTGCAGTAAAAGAAAATTATTGGAGTAAATTGAAATTTCATACCAATAAAAATTCTGAACCTACTAAAGTAACACAAAGTAAAATACTATATTTAGAAGGAACTGATTGTAAAGCAGGGCAATTAATCCCAAATGCCGATACAGAATATAATATAACAGTTATGGCCTCTACTAAAGATGATAAAGTAACAGAAAAATATTATGGAGTAGTATCAGGGATTGCAAAAGGAGGAAGTTACAAAGATTTTTCAGATTTCGTAGGTAAAAGTGATATTGTAAAACTAGCAAAAACTTATTACGACAATAAAGAAAAATTTAAATATAATGCTCCAACAGCACTTAATTATTCAAATCCACAAGCTAATATAAGTAAATGGAAAGTAGATGGATTATTTAATATAGATGGTTCTACATTTGTAAAATTATTATGTATGGGATTATCTTATGATAAATCTCCTTATGGAAAAACAACAAGTAAATTAAAGAAAGATCCTAATTATGCATGGGCATTTACATTTCCAAGAACAGCAGCAGAACAAGCACAATATTGTGTTACACAAGGATGGGTAATGGGAGGAATTGATGTTACAAATTGGAGTAATGTAGAAGCTGGTGATTTGTTATTTTGGGATAGAGACGGACAAGAAAATGGAAGATATATGTCAATTTCACACGTTGCAATGGTATATGGATTTGATGAAGAAGGAGATGCACTTAGTATAGAAGTAACAAATAAAACACCTTGTATTGTAATAAAAAAAATAAAACAAAACACAGATGATAAATTATTATTTGTAGCTAGAATTAGGAAGGAGTAAATATGAGTGATATAGTAGAGAGTAAACAAAACTATGATAAAACTGCTGCATCTTTACAAAACTTAATACAGAAAATATTAGAAGCTGGTGAAATTACACAAGATGATGACAATGAATTAGTAGATTTACTTACTGAATATGATAAGCTATATAATACAATAACAAGTTCTATACAGGAGCAGAAAAATAAAACAATAAGACAAGAAATAGATGAACTAAAAAATAATAAAATAGGTGCAACAGTAGATGATTTATTAAATATTTTAACGGAAAATGGAAGAAAGACTTTTATATATAAAGATGATGATAATAACATTTTAATAGATATGAAAGCTATTCCATCACTTGTTATGTTAGTTAATAAATTTAAAATGATAGCAAGTGATGGGGAAGATGAGTCTAGTATAGTATTAACTCCTAATTTTATAGAACTATTATCAAACTCTGATATACTTTTAAAAGCTAAAAATATTAATCTAGAAGGATTGGTTACAGCTAATGGATATTTTAAAATATTAGAAGATGGAAGTATAGAAGCTGTAAACGGTAAATTTACAGATTTAGAAGTTGATGGCTTAAATGTTTCTAGAAATCTAACTGCTGATTCAATTACTGTGAGACAGTTAAATTGTGCTAACTTACCTGGAAGTATAGCATCTGATATGAATGTGACTGTTGACCCTTCTGCTACAGATGCCACTAATATATTTGCCAACAATGCAAAATTTACTTCATTACAAAATTGTATTAATAATATTCCTAAAAATCTAAATGGATATACCGTAAATATAACCGTAAATTCTATCACCTATGAGAATATAACAATCAAAGGATTTAATGGAGGTACTTTATATATATTATTTAAGGCAAATAATTTCGGATATGTATTTGGTCATAATTGTAGTTCTGAAATATTACTACAAGGCACAGGAACAACATCGCAAACACTTGTAAGCAATTATAAAACAACAGGAAATGTAAACATGAGAGAAGGCGGAGATACTTCTTACAATATAGTTCAAACTGTTCCAACTGGAGCAACATTATTACTTACAAACTTTAACTCAAATGGATGGGGATATACAACATATAACGGCAAAAGTGGATGGATGTCTACTAATACAAGTTATATGGTAAAAGAGGAAGTATATGAAACATCAGGTAATTCTACTGCTATACAACCAAGTGAATTATTAACACAAGATGGTAAAAATTATGCTGCAGTGTTTTGTAATTGCCCTTATGTAGCATTATTTGATTTAGAGGTATATGGTAAAACTGGTAACACTGCTAATTATGCAGTAGGAGGAATAAGAGGTTCTTATGTAGATTTAGAAGGTATAAAAATATGTGGAAGTGAGAATGGAGTTGCTGCAGAACGTGGAGGTCGTGTTTTCGAATCAAATACTACAGGTAAGGTTAACGGAATTGCACAAAATGCTAATTGTAGTGGTACTATTTATATACAAGATGGTACTACTATAAATGGTACTATTAGTAAAGATAATTCATCTCAAATAATTTATTCATCAAGCGGAGCTGTACAAGATACAACTAGTGATGTTGGAACAAATAACAATACTACAACTGCTACATCTACAATAACTATAACTAGTACAGGTGCAGATACTTATAGAAGTACAACTTATTATAATTATAAGCAGGATAATACCTCAAGGCAAGGTAATTATGGTTGGGGTAATTGTAACGGTTTATGGGTATTTGGCAATAAATTTACACAACTTAAAGGAAAGACAATAACTAAATTAAGTGTAACTGTAAATCGTATTCAAGGCGGTATATATGGCAATGTAACAGCAACATTGAAAATGCATAATTATGAAGCTATACCAAGTGGAATGCCTTCGTATATAGATGGATGGAATACATCAATAACTACTCCTATCAACACTACTAAAACAATTGAAATAACCGATGCGGCCGTATTAAATGCTATTAGTGCTGGAACATGTAAAGGATTCGGTGTTCAAGGACCGTATGATTCTAGTCATTATGCAGTATTTGATGGAAATTGCACAATAACAGCTACAATACAAGGTTAATTTATAAATATATATTCGTATAATTAAGTAAATTAAGGTATACGGAGGTGATAATAATGGGATGTAAGAAAGGTAAAAAGAAAGGTGGAAAAGGAGGCAGATAATTTAAATCTGTAAATTATTATATAATTCTTAGTATGATAAAGTAGGGATTAATTATGTAAAGGAGAGATGGGTAATGATTTACAAACAAAGTATTTTAACTATAAATGGAAATAATGCTAAATTAGATGAGGATATTTATCTGTTTAGACTAGATAAAAATATAGAATTATATTTCACTATAGTTAACAACAAATATAAATTCAACAAGTCAGATTTAAACAATATTATTAACCTTACAAATGCTAGCTATTTCCAAATGAGATTGTATAAAAATGCGGAAGTAAAATATACATTTGCTATACAACCAACAGATAATGGAAAAGCAATATTGACTATTACAGATGATTTAATTGATGAACCTATTGAGGTAGGAGATTATGATTTCCAAATATCATTATTAGATGCCGATAAATCTAGTATGATCTCTTTACCTATAGTTAGTAAGCAAATCCATGTATGTGAACCACTTGTAACAGATGCAAGTGAAACTGGTACTGCTGTACTAGGTTTGAGTACGTTAGAATCTGGTGAAATTGTAGATGCTTTTGATGAAGAGGGAAATTATATTAGAAAAGTTCATGTTAATGGGGAGTTAATATCTGCAGAATTATTTAATAAATGGGAGGAAGCTTTAGAAACTAACTCATCGAATATAAAAACTCTTGATTCGCAATTTAAAGATATTGCGAACTATTCTTTAGCAGTAGGTAATGATGGTTTGTTATATTTAAGTGATGGGAAAGGTACTTTATTGGGTAATGGAATAGATATAAAAAAAATGCAAGAAGTGGTAAGCAATTTAGTATCAGTTTTTACAGCTGATTTTAGTGGTGATACTCCTTTAGCAAATCAATTTTATTCATGGGAAAATAGAATTTATGGAAGCGCTATATATGATGCATTATCAAACATACAATGCATTGACAATGTTGCACATTTAACATCTGTATATGACAGTGAAAATTTAAGATGGAAAAAACAAATGATGTGTACAGGTGGATTATTTGAATCTGATAATTTTACTTGCGAATTTGAGGCGAAATTTGATGGAAAAGCAGGAAGTTGGAATAATGTTATAACATATGGAACTGGTACACATTGGACTAACGGAGTATATTCAGACGGAGTAAAATGGCCTGCTGGTGGAGAAATAGATGCGTTTGAACAAGCGGGTGGTTATTCTAATAATCCAAATTATTTTTATACTCCTACTGTACATTATGGTTCTGGAACTGGTAGCGGATATCCTGACACCCATGAAGTAAGTAAAAATTTTAATGAAAACACAATATTTACACTTAATGAGTGGCATAAATTTAAATTTAGTTTGCAAAATGGATATGTAAAAATATATATAGATGATGAATTAAAACAAGAAGGCGATTTTTCAGGTTGTATAGTTAACAATAATTATTTATGTGACTATAAACCATTTTTAAAACCTCAAGCATTTTATATAGATGGTTCTTGTGCTGATAATTCTAACACATCTAACGTTTATGATTTTGCAATTAAAAATTTTAAAATATATCAAGATGCAAATGTTGAATGTACAAATTTAGAAATATACCCTCAGATGTGGGAAAAAGGAACAGAGTTAGTATTTCCAACTGGGGTAGAATTTTTCTTAGATAAAATCTTTACGCCTTCTAACACAAGTAATAAGGCTTGTAAATGGGAATCCAGTAATCCAAATGTTGCAATGGTATGTGAGGGTTATGTAAAAACATTAACTGAGGGAACTACAACTATAAAAGCTACTTGTGGTAATGTTAGTGCAATATATATTTTAACTGTTAATAATACAAATACTAATATACCTTGTACTAAAATTAAATTAGCTAAAAACAATTTAATTGTAAAATCAGGGAAAACAATAGATTTTTCTTATTATGTATATCCAAAATTTTCAACAAATCAAGTAAATATCATATCCGTTGATGCAAATATAGCTACTGTAAGCAATACGAAAATAACAGGCATAAGTGAAGGGAATACAAGGGTATTGTTAAGTTGCGGAGAAGAATCCGAAATATTAAATGTATCAGTAGAAGCCGATAAAAGGCAACCTTATGTGGAGTATGATTTTACAGAAGCGAATAATAAAATTGGTATGTCTGAAAATGCAGAGGGATTTTCTACTACTGGTGTAATAGAAAATACAGGAAGTGATGGAGAGTTTTTAAATTTAAATCTTACTTATGGAACTTCTGTAATAAATAGTGATACAGGAGAAAAAGGCATAAGTTATTACAATGGACAAAGTAAAACTTTATCAGATGCAAAAGATTTACAGTCATATTCACATTTAATGTTATTAAAAGGGGTAAATACTTTTAACAATACGTTTAGTTTAACATTAAACGGAGATAATTCAAATATAATGCCTTCTGTAACAAGCTCGCAGAATGATGCGTGTATTAAGTATGGTTCAGCAAATGTATACACTTTCCCGTTAGATACAGATAAAACAACAACTCATGATATTGCTATATATCATGATGCTTCTAAGGCAAGTGTATTCATAGATGGTAAAAAAGTAGTATCTGATGGGAAAATAAATTATATTACAACTGCATTATCTTATTTTATAACACGAGGTAAACATAGTTACTTTGCGTGTTATCATAACTGTGAATTTTCGGATGAAGAATTAATTGCTATGACATCAGGTGAATAATATAAAATAAAAAAATAATTCTTTGTATTGAGCATGATATATATTATACTCAATACAAAGGGGGTAAATATTTATGATTAAAGAAAGTGTTAATTTAAGAAGTAAAGGGTATATAAAATCATTACAGTCATGGAGAGCAATTATGATTATTATGATTTTTATTTTACATGTATGTCCTGATAAATTTAAATTACTAGCTGGGGGAAATGAAACAATTTCATTTTTTATTATATTATCTGGATTTTTAATATCCATAAATAATTATAGTAAAAATATAGAATGTTCATTTAGAAATATAGTAAACTTTGTTTATAGAAAGATTAAAAAATTTTATCCATTGCATTTATTAATGTTATTGGGATGTATATTTTTAAGTTTAATATCTATAGTAATCTCTAGAAATTATAATGAAATCTTTACATTAATAGTAAAATGTGTATTAAATATTTTTTTAATACAATCTTTTATACCAAGTGCCGAATACTATTTTAGTCTAAATGGTGTATCTTGGTATTTATCCGCAACATTATTTTTTTATGTTATATCACTTCCAATGTTAAAAAAAATAAAACAGATTGATAAAACTAAATTGGGTGGTATATTACTTTTATTGTTAATATCACATACATTAATTATATTTATATTGCAAGATAATAGCAATTTTTCATATTGGACTTATATTTGTCCGTTATTTAGGAGTTTAGAGTTTCTTAGTGGTATGTTATTAGGAGTTTATTATTTAAACTCAAAAGAGAAAATAGATAAATATATTACATATAAAAAGGCTACATTATTGGAATTCACCATAATAGTTATATTTCTAACTCAAAGATATTTGTGTGTATATACTAATATCTATGATATGCCATATAATTATAAAAGTCTAATTGCTTTTATAATTTCACTTGCTATAATAGCAATTTTTTCTATAGAAAAAGGAACAATATCACGTTTATTATCCAATAGGGTATTGATTTACATAGGGAATATAAGTTTTGAAATATACATAATGCATACTGTTATAATGAATTATTGTGATATATTTCTTGGAATTTTAGGAATGAATAAATATAAAGTGATTTTAACTTTGATAGTTACATTAATTTTAGCTGGATTTATTCATTCACATACAATAAAAATAAGAAAGTTAGACTAGATTAATTTCTAGTCTTTTTTTAATACTCAAGTTAGCACACAATTTAAAAATATTGCGTACTTAGTTTTGCGATATGGTGGAGTATAAAGGTACACCATTTAAAAATTAGGGGTATGAAACTATAACTGTGGATTAATAAGAAAACGTACTTTGACAAGTGAATATAAAATTTATTACTTAAAATAACTTTAACTGTGGATTATATAACTTTAACTATGGTATAATGAGGTATATTTATAAGAAGGAGGTTATTATGAATTTTAAACAAGCATTAGAAGAAATGAAAAAAGGGAACAAAGTCAAACTACCTTCATGGGGTGGTTATTGGTGTTGGGATGACACTAAGCAAACTATTATGATGCACTGTAGACCAAAAGATGCAGATAAAGGACAAGGCCCTATATTAGACATAAGAGAAACACAAAGAGTTGAATATACTCTAAGTAATGTTTTATCTGATGAATGGGTAATTGCTGATAATGAAAACTGTAATTTATTAGGTGGTACTCCTACTTTTAACTTTGGTGAAGCTATAAAATACCTAAAACGTGGATTAAAAGTATGTAGACAAGGTTGGAATGGTAAATCTCAATACATAGAATTAGCATCAAATATTAGTTATAAATCAGCTAAAGGGGATATCGTTAACTGTGAACACGAATGTATAGGCAATAAAGCTATTGCATTTGTTGGTACAAGTGGAGTTCAAATGGGTTGGCTTGCTTCACAAGCTGATATGTTAGCAGAAGATTGGATGTTTGCTGAATAGGTGGTAAAAATGGAGCAATTAGTCAAAAGTAATTTTGAAGAAAATATAGATTGGATTTTTGAAAACAATCGTAAAAGAAGAATAGAGGCATATAAAAAAGAGCATGAAAAGAAAGAAATAGAATCTAAGAAAGTAATAGGCGAACAAATCGAAGAATTTATGGAAGCATATTATAATGACTTAGAAATAGATTATGAAGCATTTTTTAAAGCATTAATCAAAAATAGTTAAAATTATCAGAAAGAGAAAAAGACAACATGAATATACTAAATTTACCAGAATTTGAAGTTTTAGACACAATACAAGATGACCACGATATGACGGTAATAGTAAAACCAGTTAAAGAGCCTGTAGCTTGCCCAGAGTGTGGTGGAGTTGAATATTATAAGCATGGCAAATCTAAACGATTTGTAAGGGATTTAAACAGCTTTGGGAAACGTGTAGGGATTGAAATACATACACATAGATATAAATGCAGATACTGCAATACAACATTTAGTCAACATTACAAAAGTATTGACGATAGAGATAAAATCACTATTCGTTTAAGAGAGCAAATAGAAAAAGAATCCCTTAAAAAGCCATTCGCCAATATAGCAGAAGAATATAGTGTTTCTCCTACTACAGTAAAGAGAATATTTAATGCTTACATAGAAAGGCTAGAAAAGGATATGACCTTCCTTACTCCAGTTATACTAGGGATAGACGAAGCACATCTAAATAAAAGCATGAGAGCCGTTTACACCGATATAATTGGACGTAAGGTATTGGATATCCAGCCAAGCCGTAAGAAATCCGATGTAAAGGATTTTTTAAGCAAATTGCCTAACAAGGAGAATATAGAAGTAGTAACCATAGATATGTGGAGATACTACAAAGAGGCAGTCTATGAGGAGTTGCCAAAAGCTCAGGTAATAGTTGATAGATTCCATGTAATACAATTAGTTAACAATGCTTTAGAAGGTGAGAGAAAGTCATTTAAAGGCTCTCTAGACAGAAAGCAAAGGTCTAAGTTGTTAAAAGATAGATTCTTGCTATTAAGGAATAAGGAAGATTTAGAACCTAAACAGATTTGGGATATGCAGCTAATGTTTCTAGATTTTCCACAGTTAAAGTTAGCTTATGAATTGAAGGAACAATTCAGAGATATCTATAAACATGATAATCGAGAAGATGCTTTAAAGGCTTATGAGGACTGGAAGAAGGCTGTTCCAAAGGATATGAAATACTATCAAGATGTAATCAAAACAGTTGATAACTGGCAGTATGAGATATTTAACTACTTTACATGTAGAATCACAAATGCTTATACAGAGAGTTTAAATAACTTGATTAAGAACATCGAGAAAGCTGGTAGAGGTTACTCTTTTGAGATACTTAGAGCAAAGGTGCTATTTGGTACAAGTGCTACTAGAAAACCTAAATATACAAGAGCAAATACAAGTAACAAAACATATACATTTACTACGGCATTTAATTGGAATGATTTCGTAGGAAGTACAAAATTAACAGAAGGGTTTGGAGTAGATATTCCACAACTACTAGAGGTATTAGAGAGTGATAAATTTTAATTCACTCTCTTTTATTTTCCACAATTAAAGTTATATACCCAAACTTTTAAAGGACTGTAGAAATACAGTCTTTTTATATAGAAAGGAGAAGAATATGGATACAGAAGTAATAGTTGCGGCGATTGCATTTATTGGAACATTAGTAGGATCTTACTTTGCGAATAGTAAAACAACTGCAGTTATGCAGGAACAAATTAAGAGCATAAAAGAAGAAATAAATACTCTATCAAATAGAGTCGATAAGCATAACAATTTAGTAGAAAGAATGGCAAAAGTAGAAGATTCAGCAAAATCAGCGCATCATAGGATAACAGAACTATCAGAAGGAGGAAAATAAATGTTAGACTTAAATATATTGGGTGATTATATAGTATTGTTAGTTGTAGGAATTTGTGTATGTATAGGCTATGTAATTAAAACAAGTTTCGATTTTATAAATAATAAATATATACCATGTATAATGACTATACTTGGATGTGTTCTAAATATTTGGGTAGCAGGAGATATAAGTCCAGAAATAATTTTAGGCGGTATGTTATCAGGACTTGCATCAACTGGATTACATCAAACTTTTAAAAATTTAATAAGGGGTGAAAAAAATGAGTAAATATTTAGTAGCAATCGATGCAGGACATGGAATGTGTACACCAGGTAAGCGTTCTGTAAAATTGTCTTCAGATCTGTATGTTAATGGAGTCTTAGTTAGAAAAAAAGGTGAAATAATTAAAGAAAATGAATGGAATAGAGCTATATCTGAGTATTTAGCAAAAGCATTAACTAGATGTAGAATTGGCTATATGTATACTGCTGATATGACAGGAAAAACAGATGTACCTCTAGCAACTAGATCATATAGAGCAAATAAAGCAGGTGCAGATATATTAATTTCTAACCACTATAATGCAGCTGGAACAGCAACTGTTTGGCAAACAAAAGTTAAAGGATTACTTGTTTTACGTACTAAAAATTGTTCTTCTAAGTCAATAACATTAGGTAAATTAGCAGTAAAACATTTAGCAGCAGATATCGACTATGAATACAACTACGGTTTGATGAGAGATGTCGATATGAGCGGATTTACATTAGCTATTTTAAGACAAACAAATATGCCTGCAATATTGATTGAATATGGATTTATGGATTATGAAAAAGAAGCAAAACTTATGTTAAATCCATCACATCAAGAGAAATGTGCAGAAGCAGTTTGTAAAGCAATTTGTGAGTATTTTGGTATAAAATATATTTTGCCAAATATTAAAGAAGAAAATAAAACACTATATGTTAAGATAAAAGAAGATATAAATATGCATAGTCGCCCAGACTTTACAAAAGAAAGCACAATAGGTATTGTAACTGCTGGTGAAGTTTATACAGTTATAGAAGAAGTAAAACGTTCTGATACTAATATGTATAGATTAAAATCAGGAGTATATATAACAGCATCTCCTAAATATGTAGAAACATTCAAGAAATAATGAGCCGATATGAGCTAATATGTATAAATATACTAATATAAGTTTATACTTCTAAAAAAGAGGTATACGCATGTTACTTAGATTAGGATATTTTATATTAGGAGCATTATTAGCAACAGCTATAGTACCATTATTATTAGTAGGCTAAGGTTTTATACCTTAGCCTATTATAATTTTGATGCTTTATATTGATAATTAACTTGTCAACCAGGGGATATCATGGAATATATATCAGAAGGAGATAAAAAGGCTAGGGATTAATTTTACTCCCTAGTTTTTTTATATAAATAGCTTGTCCATACATATTGTAAAATTAAAATAGATTAAGAAAATTTACTTTAAATACATTAATTTAAAATATAGGGTATGAAACTATAACTGTGGATTAATAAGAAAACGTACTTTGACAAGTGAATATAAAATTTATTACTTAAAATAACTTTAACTGTGGACTATATAACTTTAACCATGGTATAATTAGGTATATTTATACTACTGATATTTATGTTGAAACCAGGAGGTAATTATATGAGAAAAACTGAATTTAGAGGCAAAATTATAAATACATGGGACAGAAATAAAAATACAGGTGATTGGGTTTATGGGAATTTAATACAAAATGAAGATGCCAGTTTTATAGTAGAAAAAGTTAAAGATTCTTTTATTGGATATTGTGATGATTGCGATAGAGTATTTGCTAATATATATAGAGTAGATGAAAAGACAATAGGACAATACACAGGAGTTAGAGATATATATCAAATAAGAATATTTGAAGGAGATATAGTTGCTTACGATGAAGATGTAAATACGGGGAGAGGATATAGTAAAAAAAGAAAAATAACTGGTATAGTAAGGTATGTTAATAATAGATTTTTAATATGTGACATGATAGATGAAGAATTTATTCTTAAATATAATTTTGAAAGTTGCAGGGTCATAGGAAAAGAAAGTACATTAGACAATAGAGGATAAGATAAAATGAATATACTAAATTTACCAGAATTTGAAGTTTTAGACACAATTACTAGAGGTATTAGAGAGTGATAAATTTTAATTCACTCTCTTTTCTTTTCCACAATTAAAGTTATATACCCAAAATATAAAATCTAAAAGAAGGTATAAGAATACATATGTAAAATAAATTTATATTTAAATTAT